CATCTATCTTAGACAATCTTGGCCTCCTTTGCTGTGTCCTGTACAAGCATATGATCAGCTGGATAGCTTCTAAACTTGTTTGCCCAGTACTCTGGATTTATAAATCTTTGTGTCATTTGTAATTGTTCGTCGCTAAATGATTTTAACATTTTTTTTCCTGCGTTGCAACCTAGCAACAACCATGGAGTAATTTTTCCTTGCTGTATGTGTTGCACCGCCCTGTTGGTGTTAACGAGTCTGAAGTAGTCTGACCATTGTGCATTCTGCTCTACTGCCCAGTCCATCATTGTTGCGATGCTTCTCTGCAAAGCCGCTTCAACTGGTTCACCCTTCAATGCATCAATAAGGTATGCCTCATAGAGGTCATCCCTTGCCCAATGATCAAGTTTGATCTTCGAGTGTAACACATAGTCTATGTACTTGTCCGGATACAAAGGATTGATGTACATGATGTATCGACCAAACTTGACAAAAGCATTGTAGTAAGCACTAGCAACGAAATCGTCATATGTCCTAGGTTTGCTGTTGTGTTGATGTATCTGATAGAATCTTTGGAACACCATGAAAGCATTCACTACCCATTTCTCATCTCGTTGTAGATGTCTTCTCTTTGGTTCACAAAGGTGTACTTGCAGTGTTCTTTCCTTTGCAAATGTTTTGCCACAATAGGTACATTTATTTAGATTCGATGCCATGTGCCTCTATCAGTTCCTCTAGTTCTCTGTCTGTAATGATTTTATCTAGTACTTCTAGGTCAGCTTCTTTCCAGTTAGGATAAATTTTCATTAGTTTCTTTAATGATTTATTTGCCACACGTTTCATTGGTTTAATCCAAGGATGGAACTGTTGTGTTTCAGCACCACACATAGCAGTCAGTATCCATAAAAGTTTTTTGTGTTTTGATCCCAGTGTAAAGCAGTGTTTGTTGACGCATTCATTAACCATTTCAACGTAGTGTTCTACGTAGAAAGGATCCTTTGAAGATACACTAGAAGCATATCTCATCAGCATGTAGGGAGAGTACAATGACTTCTCCTGTTCATCTATCCTGTCGAAATAGTCTTTGTTTCTGAAGTCTACGGCTTTGAGGCCATTACGTAATTCAAAAAATTTTCTTTTATTTTTTTCTTGCGGCATATTTTAATCCAAACATTGTACAGTCTTTTGCTGTTACAAATGTTAATTTTATTTTACTATTCATATGTTGTAAACCTGAAAGTTTGTGGTTTAATTTTGCTTTTGTTAACCAATCAAAAAAATCCATTGCCCATTCTCCCTGATCCATCCAAACGGCAATCTTATCGTTGGTCATCATTATTGGCGCATCTATTTTAATCGTTTTTCTACCAGACATCGCCATAATCCACCTGTTCGCATTGTCTCGAAATATCTTTTACAAAATAAGCACAGACAGGATTTGGACCATTGTTTAATGGAACTGCTAACATCTGTCCAGATTTAATTTTTGGGAAGTACCATTTAACCTCTGTGTATATGTCCACAACGTCTATGGGATAGAAGTCTGGTTTTGGACTTGATAACGGATTAAACGTGAATGCATCAAAGCCTCTGTCGTTCAAACTTGTTATTGGTAACACATGCATCTCTGGTTGGCCCTGCTCTCCTATTAGCATCTTCCAGTCTAACGGCATCTTAATTTTCCAGTTACCAATTTCCAGCACTGCCGCTGGTGCATTAAAGCTCTCTAAAAATATTAAAGGTATGTAGAAGAAGTCCGGATTACCTGGATCGGAATTATCAAGAACTGCAAATCGTAATTTCTCATCAACCCACTCGGGTATCTTTTCTAATTTAAATGGTTTGTTCTCAAGTGTAAGGATTTTCATAATTTACTTTCTCTATATTATACGGGTAATTGGCCTCTTTGTAAAACTTTTTCCTTGCTCCCAAGTGTCTTTTCGCAAACTTGCAACTACTGGTAATGTCCCATATCTGCACGTTCTCCTTGTCCTCTGCTTTTCTTATGCCCCTTCCTATGCTCTGGATAACCCTTACAAAAGATTTACCCGGTTCAATAAGGACAAGATTAAAAATCCTAGGAATATTAATACCCACACTGGCAACTCCATATGTGGCGATAATAATTTTATTTGTTGCAGTAGATACTTCATCATATTGTTCCTTCCTGTCTGTGTTTTTGGTTGATCCAGATACAAAAACTGAATCCTTTAGTTGTTCCTGTAATATTTGTCCAGCTGATATCCTATCAACGAGTATCAGTGTGTTACCTGATGTTGAGATATCTTTTATAGTTTTCGCCACCCAAGCCATTCTAACTTTGTCTGTTGTTAGCCATTTGAGTTCTTCTGCATATGTTTTGAACTGTGGATGATCTTGTGTCTGTAAAACATTCACATGACAGTTTGCGAGCACACCTTTATCTTGCAGTTCACTGGCTTGTATCCTGTGTGTTACATCACCTATGCTACATTTCAGTCCCATGAACTCGTAGTCTGCTTTGGGTACTGTACCTGTCAGTCCCCAACGTATGCCACAGTGTGCAAATGGTCCAGTCAACAATCTTTTAAGCACATCTGCCTTTGCCATGTGTACTTCATCTATAATCACTGTGTTGATTCCTTTTATTGCTTCTGCAAATGCTTCTGAGTGTTCGTCCTTGCTTTTCTTTTCCAACACATTTAATGATTGCCATGTTGCGATAGTGTTGAATCTCCCTAGCTCTTTTCTGTCTCCGTAGTATACACCCACGTCCAAGTTACAAGCAACAAAGTCTTCCTCGGTCTGCGTCACTAGACTTTTGTTTGGTACTATTGTCAGTGTACGTCCATAGGGCTCAACCAGTTGGCATAGTGCCGCTGTGATTATTGTCTTACCTGCTCCTGTGGCAATCTCTTGTATGCATTGAGGATTTTCTATAAATTTGTTTATGGTCTCTATTTGATAATCTCTCAATTCAATAGGCTGTCCTGCCATTGGGTGTGTGTCTGGCCATTTAATGTGTGACAGATAATTCTTGTCAACTGCTTTAAACTCGAAGTTGTGTTGCTCTCTGCGATCTTCCATGTCTACATACACCCCGCCATCTTCTAGTATGGGAAGTATTTGATCAACTAGGTTTAGATATGTTGTACCACCCAACCCAAAGAATGATACCTTGCCGTCCCACCTACCCAGCTTTACCGCTGGAAGATGCCTAGCATATGGTATCTCATATTTGAATTTATTGGATAGCCTCTTCCTCCACTCCAAGGAAAGGTTCTCGAACTTGACGTTCACCTCGTCTTTGATTACTAATTTACAACTGCTCATAATTAAAGTTTCACTATTATATGATCATGCCAATCCCAACTACTCGGCTGATGATTACTATAATACAACTTTTTTGGAAGATTCTCAAGAAGTCTTTTAAGATTATCTGTGCCAGCCGCGTAATACCCGCCACCCAATGCAACTAAAGAAGCCTTTGGTTTTATTTTACTCCTGATCATTGCTCTTGGTATCCTGTTCCTCACAAATATAACTTTGGTTTTTTTGTTTATGAACTTGAACTGTTTGCTCATTTGGTGTAGTTCGAATAGGTTTTCAAAGAACTCCCTGGACGTATTGTTGTTGATCATCATCTGTCTTTGATTGTATTCGTCGTGTAGATCCTTCATGTACACAGGTTCCTTGACATCAAATCCCCATGCACATTCTTCTAGTATATCGATACCATTTGCCTTGAATGTGTTCATCCATTCCCAGAATTCCTGTACCTCTTCTTTTGTGTTCATTTCTCCACTCACAGGCATCATGATTGGAAAGCAATTTAGTTCCAGCAAACCTTTTACAACCTCGTTTTTGTTGAATCCGTTTGAGTCCACCCACAACTTGTGATAGTTGTTGTGTGCTATCTTGTAACCTATTGTTGTCTCTGCCGGCACACTTATACCATTTGTTTTTATGCTAAAATTTTTTAATGAATCAACTTGTTCCAATACTGGTTTGTGTTTAAGATTTTCTTCCCAGTACTCGTGCAAGGAATCTGTAGCATTGTCTAAAACAACTTCACCTGCGACAAGTCTTGCTGTGGGACTCTTGTATCCTTGTATTTCCTGTTTGACTGTTTCGTAATCATCCAACAATGTCTCGTCTATAAATTTAAAATCGTAACGCACTGCAATCAACGTTAGGTAGTATGTCGTGACATCGGACTGTAGGAAAGTCCATTTCTTTGCCTCGCCATCGTACAGTGCATACCCTCCTGGCAATCCTCTTTTGTCC